TCGCAAAATTGCACCAATTTAAAAATAAGTCCTCAACATTTTCCACACTATAACTATCATTAATGTAATCACCAATGTTATAATCTCCTATTTCTTCTTCTTTAAAAATATTTCTGATAAATTTGTTCATTAAATTTTTAAATAAATCACTATTCAATAATTCGATATCGACATCATCGAGTTTTTTTTGGATACCTGTGTTAATAAGATCTATGTATGTTGTTATAGATAATGGGTCTATATTATCATTAATTCTATCCACCATTTTATGGTTCATATTATTTACTTCTGGGTCAGCATCAGCAGCTTTAGCAACAGCAGCGGCTTTGGCAACAAGATCAAGCGCAAGTGCATCTTTATTTACGCTAATATCAAGCATTTTTTTCTTCTCAGCTATAACAACTTGATATTGAGCAAATATCACAGCTGGATTGGTATCTGGAACTGGAGCAACTGGAGCTTGGACTGGAGCAACTGGGACTTGAACTTGAGGACCTGGACCTTGGACTTGAGGACCTTGAACTTGAGGACCTGGACCTTGAACTTGAGGACCTGGACCTTTACCATTTATATTAGAACAAAAATCTTTATAATCAAATCCTTTTACATTCATAATATTGTTATTAATATCTTGAATAACGCTATAAAAATGCTCTTGGGGTAAATATTTGAAAAAATATACAAAGCAATCATCTAATAAAACTTTGTATTCCTCTGTAAATTTTAACGGGATACCTGTTTTAGTATGTAATTCTAACAATTGTGTATATAAATCCAAATTACGCAACAACGTATTTCCGAATTGGGTTAGATTTTTTCTATAATTTTCTTTATGAAATGCCAATGCCTGTAAAGTTGCCACTAAACCAAATATGGCAAATGTTATAGCAGGTAATCCTAAACCAGCACTAACCACCCCTAGTGCCTTAAATATAGACGCGATATTTTGTCCAGTTATACCATCCTCCTGATGTTGAGTTAAAAACATACCTACACTACCATCTGAATTAGCTAGTGTATTCATGATTGTTATCATGGGTATAAATACGGAATGAAATCCCGCTTCCCATCCATTTATTATATCCATGCTATGTTCATGCTTTGTTATACCATTATTTCTGGTAGTTAATACACCATCCATTTTCGATCTAAATTTATTGATATATGTAACGATGGGTAATAATGGTGAATCTACTACACCTTCCTGCATAATATATATTATGTGCACAATATTTTAATACATATATTTTGGGGTGTATAAAAATAAAATGATGAATCCTAAATAATTGCATACATTCGTGTTTCAGAAAGTTTTTCACCATATTCAAAAATACCCAAAAATAAATGTCCTTTTTCCAAATCGATTAAAAACTTTCCGACCCCTAAAACACGTCTTTTTGAAAATACTAGATATATCGTTTAAAACTATAAAATTATATTCAAACCTTGTTACCATAACTTTTTGGGATTTATATATATTCTTGTAATTTTGATTTAGGCATTTTTTTTTGTAAGTATTATATACTTACACAATGACTTACAAAAAAATGCCAAAAAATGCCGAAAAATTTATATGCGAAAAGTGTGACTTTAATACTAGTAAGTCGAGTAACTATGAAAAACATTTACTGACACGTAAACATAAAATACTTACAAATACTTACAAAAAAAATGCCGAAAACGCCGAATATATTTGCGTTTGCGGAAAGCAGTACAAACATCGTCAGAGTTTAAATAACCACAGAATTCGATGTAATTTCGAAAAAAATCTTGAAAATAGCGACATTGAGAAAAATATGGAAAAAGACGAAAAGATGGAAAAAGACGAAAATACGGGGAAAGGGGAACATCATAGTTCAAATGACTACAAAGAAATGTTTATTGAAATGATGAATCAGAATCAAAAATTGCAACTTGAAATGATGAATCAGAATCAAAAATTGCAACAACAAATGGTCGAATTAATCCCCCAAGTAAAAGGTAATACGACGAATAATACGTTGAACAATTATAACATTAATTTGTTTCTTAACGAGCAATGTAAAGATGCACTCAATATAATGGATTTTGTGAATTCGCTCACTATTGAATTGTCAGATTTAGAGCGCACTGGTACACATGGTTTCGCAGACGGCATTTCCAATATTTTTGTCAAAGCGATAAAAAATCTGGATATTACCAAACGACCTATTCATTGTACTGATTTGAAACGCGAGGTTCTTTATGTCAAAGATAACGAAAGTTGGAATAAAGATAGTGAAGACAATACAAAATTAAAATCTGCGATACAAACATTGAAACAAAATAACGTTCGTAAAATAACGGAATGGGTAACGGAGAATCCTGAAAGTCAAGAGATGAACAACCCAAAAAGCGAGATTTTCATGAATATGTTACATGCAAATACGGGGAATCAAGATAAAAATATACCGAAGATTATTAAAAATGTCGCAAAAAATGTGGTGCTTGATAAATAAACAAAAAACTATAATTTCGATTCATAGTCGTAATGCTCGCTTTTTTCGTTATTCTCGTTCAAAAGAAACACAAATTTCAATATGCGTCGTTCGCCACTTGTAATAGGTGTTATTTTATGGTATACGCTAGATGGTTTTACCAATGCTAATGAATTTGGTTTGGGATCAACACTATGAATATTATCATCAATCATAAACTCAAACATACTATCCGACGTATTGGTTATCGTTAGAACACATTCATAGTAAGTTTGTTTAAACAGAGGTTGGTCTTGATGCCACGGCATTCCTTCAGATCCGGTTTCATATTTTCGATATTCGATTGGGAATTCACTCGGAACACACTTGCCAATTTTCAATATTTTACGTACTTGTTTAAAGAAATACGGAGAGAAAACCATGCGATACAATTGCGAATTCGTTTTAGAATCACACATATAGGTCTTTCTGGAAGTAACGCGCGTGTCGTTTTCCAATAGATCATCCAAAGTTAGGCAATATTTTACAATTTCTTGAAAATGATGGTTATTATAAAATGGATGTACGAGTAATAGATGGTCGTCTTGATAAGTTAGTATGGTTTTTTTAAAATACATATATAAAATGGCAACAATGATAATAGATATGAGTGCAACGAATCTGAACATAGTATAGACATGTATAATTATTATGAAAATTGAAAGCATTTAAAATTATAAATACGTTATCATATATAAAATGGTAAATTTTAAGAACGACGATATTATTACTTGCGATGACAAGCTTATTTTCAATCCGTACAATCCAGTGAATAAAGAGATTACATTGAGTGATATTCAATGCATTCTAGAAAAATACGGAATTCCTTTTCCAGTTCATAATTTAGAATTATACAAACGTGCCTTTGTGCATCGCTCTTATACAAAGCGTCCCATGCTAGAAAACGAAAGACAAAATATTTGTATTGTAGAGAAGCCTCATAATTGTATTTCATTGAAGACTAAATGCAATGAGCGTCTAGAATTTTTAGGCGATGGTGTATTGGAGCTTGTCACTAAATACAATCTGTATCGCCGTTTTCCAAAGGAGAATGAGGGGTTTATGACAGAAAAAAAGATTGCATTGGTGAAGAATGAAGCCATTGGTAAAATGGCATATGATATGGGGATTCATCGACATTATATAATTTCAAAACACGCAGAGGAAAAGAATACGCGAACAAATCTCAAGAAGTTGGGGTGTTTGTTTGAAGCATTTATCGGCGCTTTGTTTCTAGATTATAATAAGATTGACGTACTAGACGACGATGCGTGGTTTAAGAACGTTTTCGTGACTGGTCCAGGATTCCAGATGGCGCAAAAATTCATCGAAAACGTATTTGAGCAGCATGTGGATTGGGAGGAGCTTATTGACAATGATGATAATTACAAGAATATTCTCCAAGTGAAGATTCAAAAGGAATTTAAGGTAACTCCCCATTATTTGGAAATCGAAAATACACCTGAAGAGGGCTATAGAATGGGTGTGTATATTTGTCTAGGTCAACCAATTTTCCAGGTTGAACCATCCGACGCAATTTCAATGGCATCACTTGGCTCATTTCAGGCAATCCATGATTATGTAGCAGCAAATGGGAAAGTGTTGGTTTTTATGGAAGAAGGTCGTCATAAAATTAAACGCAAGGCGGAACAAATGGCATGTAAGAAATCGATAGATAATATGGAATAAAAATTCCTAATATGATAATACTCGTAAATTTTAATCATTTTCTATTATATGGAACAGGTCTTGCAAAATTTTAGAAAAAAACCAAACCCGAAAAGGCAAGAAGAACAAGAGGTAAAATTCGCAAAAAAATCATCACCTAATGAATTGCAAGAAATCGACGATGATATGATTGGTGAGATGCTTGAAGGAAGAAATGTGAAGGCAACTATACCTGAGGAGACAACCTTATTCGAAGATGCACGACCAGAACATGCGGAAACTGATTTTACGGATTTTTTAGCATCATTGCCAAACAGAGTGACAAATATTAAAACAATTGGAAAACAATCAAAGGCAAAATTGGACGACACAACAACAATAAAAAAAACACTAAAAAACCCAAAAGTAAAGACAATGAAACGTGTTGACGAAGACGTAGAAACAGAAATGCCCAAGACAATGACAATTCAACGAAAAAAACGTGTGCGAATTACAGAACGAAAGGACGTAACGAAACCGGCAAAACATGCGGTATTCAGTGTTTCGCTGGACGAAGATATTATTGAAAAGATGCCCAAAAAAGAAGATTTAGTTGTATTGAAGAAGTCGTCCTATTATTTAAACAATCGTGAGGTGTTTGTTAATTTTATAAGCAAGATGTTTAAGGAATATAGACGCGACGTAGTAGAAGATAAATCACAATTGAGTTGTGACAAAAGTGAACAAAGTGAGGAATTTAAATTGTTAACACATCAAAAGATCGTGCGTGAATATATTAATTTATATTCCCCTTATCGCGGATTGTTAATATATCATGGTTTAGGATCTGGAAAAACCTGTAGTTCCATTGCAATCGCTGAAACATTTCAACAATTGCCATCAATAGCATTGGCCGAAGGTACAATAAATGTTCGAAAGGTAATAATCATGACTCCAGCGGCTTTGCGTACAAATTTTTTCGAAGAGCTAAAAAAGTGTGGTAATCCAATGTATCGTAAGAACCAATATTGGGAGTTTGTCGAAACCCGTGGTGATTCAGAAATGGAGAAAAAGATGTCTACTGCATTGAGTTTACCAATGTCATATGTACAAAAAAAACGTGGAGCATGGTTCGTGGACGTCAAAAAACCATCCAATTTCGAGACATTGACAAGTGATGAAAAAATCACATTAGACGATCAACTAGACAATATGATCCATCAAAAATATACATTTATTAATTACAATGGTTTGCGAAAAAGTAAACTGAACGAATTTACGCAAAATAATACAATCAATCCTTTTGACAACAAGGTGATTATTATCGATGAGGCGCATAATTTTGTAAGTCTTATTGTGAACAAAATAGAACGTGATAACATGAAAGACCCAAATTTCATGTCTATTATGATGTATAAATTATTGTTGACAGCAGAGAATGCTCGTGTGGTATTATTAACTGGAACACCCATGATCAATTATCCAAATGAAATAGGTATTTTATTTAATATTTTGCGTGGATACATTAAAAGTTGGGTCATTCCATTGGCAGCTGATCAAGGAAATGTACGTACATACGAAACCAAATTAAAGAAAATGTTTCAACAACATAAAATTTTGGATACGATCGAAATTATTAATAGCCAAATCATTTATACACGAAATCCTTTTCATTTTACAAATAATTATAATGGTGTAAAATACAATGGTGTAGCGAAGCAGGAAACTGGAACAATGATGACAGACGCGGAATTGAGTGAGCAAATATTGAAAATGTTGCACGACGAAGGGATTCACGTAGATGCGCACAAAATTCGTGTCCAATATACAAAGGCATTACCAGATGATTTAGAAAACTTCCAGAAAATGTTTTTAGATGAAACAAGTGGTCAAACAAAAAACGCTGATATATTAAAACGTCGCATACTTGGTTTAACATCATATTTCAGAAGCGCCCAAGAAGGTTTAATGCCTAGTTACGACGAAATGAAAGATACACACATTGAGCATATCGAAATGAGTAATTATCAATTCGAGAAATATGAGGAGGCGCGTCTTCAAGAACGAAAGGTGGAGAAGAAAAAACGTGGACCCAAGCCGAAGAAGGGCGATCTTTACAAGGATTCGACATCAACATATCGTATTTTTTCGCGAGCATTTTGTAATTTCGTATTTCCAAACCCACCTGGACGTCCAATGCCCAATGATGGTGATACATTACAGGCAGCAATAGAAAATAATGACAATGAAGATATGTTGGATACAGCCATTGTCACCGAAAATGTAGATGGTCGCGTATTAGAGGATGAAATTGTTGAGCAAGAAAAGACGTCTTCAAGTATAGGTTCTAATTATGATGAGCGTATTAAGGAGGCACTTAACTTTTTGAAAATGAACGAACAAAATGTATTGGCTCCATCTGGTTTGGAAACATATAGCCCTAAAATGCTGAAGATGTTTGAAAATATCGACGATGATGCGTTTATTGGTAGTCACTTGATATATAGTCAGTTCCGTACATTAGAAGGAATTGGTATATTTAAGCTTGTACTTGAAGCAAATGGATTTCATGAATTACGCGTCCGAAAGAATGCAAGCCAAGAATATATTTTGGATGTACCTGCTGATAAATTGGTAAAGGGTAAAATGTTCTCTCTTTATACGGGAACTGAAACCCGTGAGGAGAAGGAGGTTATACGTAATATTTTCAATGGAAATTTAAAGGTACTTTCTTCAACATTACAAGAACAACTAAGAGAAATAAACGAGGACAATCTACGCGGGGAACTGGTAAAGATCTTCATGATTACTGCGTCAGGCGCAGAAGGTATATCATTGAAGAATGTGCGTTATGTACATATCATGGAGCCATATTGGCATCCTGTCCGCGTGAATCAGGTGATTGGTCGTGCCCGGCGTATTTGTAGTCATTCTGATTTACCTGATGAGGAACAAAATATCAAGGTTTTCATGTATTTAATGAAATTTTCCAAAGAGCAAATAGATACTTTAATGTCAACCGAATTAAAAATAAACGATACAAGTAAATATGATAAACGCAACAAGGACCCAATTTCGAGTGATGAATCATTATATGAAATTATGAAGGTGAAAGATGGTATTTCGAAACAATTATTAAAATCAGTAAAAGAGGCTGCGATGGATTGCGCAATTCATAACCGAGCAAAATCAGGTGAAGTTCTAGAATGTTATTCATTTGGTAATGAAACGGACCCAAAATATTATTCTTATCGTCCGAATATTGAAAATGAGGATCGTGATGCGAACTTGAAGGATAGGAACACCAAAAAGACGGGATTCAAAGCAAAGAAACGTCGTGTGAATGGTGTGGATTATGCGTTGCGTTATAACGATAATGGTAAAGCGAGTGATGAGTTATATGATCTAGATGGTTTCATGCAGGCAAAATTGAATCCCCGTATCGATGTGATGTTAGTCGGCAAACTTGTTATTGAAGACGGGGTAGAATATGTAGATTACAATGTGTAGTTACACTTTCGGATATTTGAAATTGGACAATATAATGATTAGAAAAAATGATTTAATGATTATACAATAATCCTATACATAATGTCGTCGCGTTATTCACATCGCGCAAGAGATATATTCTTGACCAAAGGAAAGAAGGAAGAGGAAGATGAGGATGAAGATGAAAAAAAAGTTAAAACATGCGCTATTGACAAAGATAATCAAAAAATAACAAAGGTGAATAACCACATTTATTTTTACTCTGAAGTCACTCGCAATTCCATATTTGCTCTAACCACCCTTATCCGTGAAGTAGAACAAGACAATATGGCTCTGGCGAATACCTTATGTATTGACCCGATCCCTATCTATTTACATATTAGTTCTTTTGGTGGCTCAGTCTTTGCCGCGTTTACTGCGATTGATGTTATCATGGCTTGTCAGGTGGATGTAATTACCATTATTGATGGTGCTTCCGCGTCCGCAGGAACCTTGATGAGTGTTGTCGGAAAACAACGATTTATGCGACCAAATTCGTACATGCTGGTTCATCAGTTATCCGCCGGATCATGGGGAAAAATGTGCGAATTGGAAGACGACTTTACCAATAATAAACGCCTCATGGAACAAATTAGAACCATTTACAAAGAGCATTCAAAAATACCCAAGAAAGAACTCAATGAAATTCTAAAACACGATTTGTGGTGGGATGCTGCCACTTGTCTAAAATATGGTTTAGTAGACGACCTATGGAACAAAGTATAAGACATTGTACAAAAAATTAATACATATTTTTAATCTATCCATTATGTATATGTTGGGGAATATACATAATCTGAATAAAATATCTCCATTACAAAGACCCTCTCAAATTATAATTGAAGAGGATGAGGATTTCGAAGATACATCAGACTCGTCTGTTGATGAAGAAAAATATAACCAACAGGAAATTCGCAAGAGTGCATTGCAATTTATAAGTAAAACAGCAACTCAGGAGGAAGTAGATAATGGGTTCAGGGTAAGTGAAACAGGGGAGAGTTTATTTCCAGATACAAACGTAGATATGTCTTCATACAATGATGAGGAATGTAATTATACTATCCCTGTGTGTTTTACCATATGTCTAGTTATTATAACTATAATAGTTGTAGTTTCTATAGCATAATGTTTATTTTTGTGTCGATGTCATTTGAATTGTTTCGATGCGTAATTTATCGTGTGATAAGAAATCATTAATCCAGCTTTTTTCTAGTACGATTTCATTAATCCATTCAAATGGAATCGTACGAGATCCGGGTACGTAACCATTTTTATCCAAATAATCGTAAACAAACAATATTTTGAATGGATGATATTCGATTTCTTGGAATGTGGCAGTAAATTTTCGCCTACGTATAGGTAAATTTTCTTTTCCAATGTAAAACGTGTATCGATATCCTTTCATTAATAATTCTTCCATTTTGATGTTATGTAAATATAACATCAAATTTTCAATTTTATTCATAATATTTGCGGCGTTCCATCACCAGGTTGCCGACGATATTTTTACCGACGCTACCAACCAGCCTGCGATTGAGGGCAAATTGTATCTCGAATTTAGACGGATATATCCACGCGGTATTGCACAAATATAATATATACTATATTATATAGTATAATGCCTGGATACTGGACAGAAGCAGATTCTAGAAGAGAAGCGCAAAGGGAACTACGTGCTGAACAAGCTGAGGAAAGACGAGAAAAGAAAAAGGAGAAGAAGCGCAAACGTAAGATAAAGCAACAACAGGAACAAGAAAAAAAGGCTGCAGCAGCAGTGGAAGCAGCAGCAGCTGATCCCCAACCTAATGTAGCGAACCCCCAAACAGCGCTAGTCCAGAGTGCTCCCGCTGTAGTTGCTCCCGCTGTAGTTGCTCCCGCTGTAGTTGCTCCCGCTGTAGTTGCTCCCGCTGTAGTTGCTACATCACATACAGAGATCGGCGGACGAAGACGTCGCAGAACCACTAAGAAGAAGAAGAGAAGCTCTAAACGCGCGTATCGATCGAGAGGGAGAAGAAGCACCCGAAGAAGAAGTACCAGAAGAAGAAAATAACCTTATTATCATCCTATTGTTCCAACAGCAATAGGATGATATATCAATTCACATACGTATACATCCACTAACTCCTCCGCTTGATTTGTATCATTTTTTTTCTGTCAATGTAATATTACTTACGTGCCAATTCATCTAAAATTGTCCTCTGCATCGTTTCCAATTGAACAATGCGTTTATTTAATGATTCCAATGTGTGTTCAGGCATTTGTCCAGACATTTGTTTTTCTTCATTCATTGTATTATAGTCTAGCGTTAATTCATTGGGTGTAATATCACCTACTAATATATCTTCATCTGTGTTATTGGTCATCTTCTCTTTGAAGATCGGTTCTGCCTTGATTGTTTCAATAACCACACCGCTTACATCTTTTGACGTTGTATCATTCACTAAAATACTATCGTAAGAACGTTCTTTCATTTTTGCGTGTATAAGTGTGTCTACATTTTGGATAGGTTCCTCTGTTTTTTTATCACTAAAATCAATATCGTCTGGTATATGTAAATCCATATATTTTGTAAACTCCTGTTGTCGTCGTTCAAGATTTTTTTCAAATTCGTTACGTTTTTGAGTTTGAATCTCGTCACGTGTTAGAAGTTGATCATCATTTATTGGCATTGTTTCTGGTTCGGACTTAATAGTTTGAAGACGTGACATCATTTCAGATATAAATATTTTGTTCTGCTCTATTAGCGGATTTTTATTTTGTACATCACCTATGGTTGTCATAGTTGTATTGAATGTTTGAATAACCTTTTGATATTGAGTGTTCGAAAATCCATCGAATGCCTTATTATCTCGCAAAAGTTCCCATAGCATCTGTTTATTTTCATTGCTGTTCATAATTACAATAATGAAAATAAAGTTTATATCTTTTACAAATAATATTTATTTTTTAGCACATCTTCTTGATTTAACCCTTCTTCGTTTTGGGCGACGAGTTTTATATTTTCGAAGTTTATACCTATTTTTCTTCGTCGTTTTATTCCGCGCGCGTTTTATTTTTTTTCTAGTGGATCTATTATTTCTTCCTCCAGAACTTGTCACATATTGTATTTTTCCAATAATAGAGCTTACCAAATTTGTAGAACCCATTGATATATTACCCCAACCTGAAGAAGTTATATAGTATTGAAATTTTCCGACCTTACTATAATACCATGCGAAATTCGATGGACTATAAGGATCGATATCATGTTTTGTACAATAATTTACGTATATGTCCCATGGTTCTAAACCAGTGGTTTCCTTATTAAGATATCCATTATAAAACCATTCCCTTTCGGATGCCACTCGATTATGGTTGTTCATAAAATATTGCATCCAATCTGGATTTTCCGATTTAAAATAATCAACGATCAGTTTAAAACTATTAAATATTACGGAAGTTATTTTATCATATAAATTATATATATCTGCCTCACTTAAACGTTTTAAACCTACGCTGCTAATATTTTCTTTAAATAATCCAATTAATTTTTTCAATTGATCAAATAAATACCCAATAGTTCCACTATAAACTTTTGTTACAGCAGTAAATAATTCCCGAATGCTTTCATTTGTAAGTCCTAGACGTTTCATAACAATATCTGCTCTCCCAACAGAAGTTACATAGCTACATCCTTCATCACTCGAACATTTAAGAGCATATGTTGATATTTTTACAGGAAATGTTTGAACATTATCCAACATCCCAGCAAATCTTATATGTGGTGGTATTAAGCCTTCCGTACATGAAGCTAATTGTATTAAATAGGCGGTAATAACTATTATAGATACTAGATATGCTATATCACTTGTTAATTTCCCAGCATCCATTTTTGTAATGGAAGAGCCCTGCATCCCCATTTCAGTAATCGATGTAAGATTACGTCTTAATGAGCTGGTTGTAGGCAAAATATTAATAACTGCCTTTATACCATTCTTAATAATACTATGCCATATTCCTTTAGATTCACTCTTTTCTTTGTCATTTATTATACCAATATCAGAATCCTTTTTTATTGTCTTAACGATAATTTTTTGTTTCGCATTTTTTTCACCATGTTTATTATTAAATATATTTATCAAACCTTCCATCCATGAATCAGCAGCACTAGATATATTAAGAGCTGTTAAAAATAATGCAATATTATCACCCCAAATACTATAACCAAAACTCAGTGTATCAGCGGAAGACTCAGACATACTTTTCAATAAACATAAAACATCATGTATAAAATTCACAAGTATCATTGCATATTCTATGTTATCTCCTAATATAGGAGTTAATAACGTCCATAATGCCGGGGACTTTAATAATGCGAACACTATCGTGAGATGACCTTGCATACTTTTCACCCTATACCAAAATGACATGACGAAAGAATATGTTTTAAGCATCAAAAACCCACCTGATTCAATTAGCGATATTGTTTTTGCCGTATAACTAAGTTTTAATTCTATCAATGGTTTATTTTTCCCATCAACATATGACATATCTAAATCCAAAAATAACGTGGCTAAATTATGACTATCCAGTTCATTTACGGAGGATGTTTTGTTGTCAACACTTACTAACGTATATGTTTGTTCTAGGTTGAAATATTTATACCATGTTTGTCCAATATCGACATATCTACCTTTATTCAATAAAGTAATTATTTGTTCAATTTCTTCTTCGTTATCGTTATTAATATGTGAACCAATAATACGATTGACTTGGTAATCTCTTATATCTAATGTTTCGATATATTTATTTATTTTAAATGATAAATTGTCCTTTTTTCGTTCATCTGCTTTTTTAGTTATATAATCGATACCTACTAAATATGACCATGATTTTTCTTTCGATAATGAATTAAATAAAAATATAAATAATGTTTGCTCTTTAATTGTAAGCGATTGGTTATTGGTAAATCTATAAAAAAGACGCAAAATAGTATATGCCACTTCAAAACGAGTAGGTAGGTAATTTTTATAATGTTCTTGTGTAATACCATGTTCTGAACAATCTACGTCACTCGATTCCTTCTTTTTTTTTTCTTCGCATTCTTTTAATCTAATAGAACCAATCAAATTACACTGACCTAACACATTAATAAACGGATCCCTAAGTGTAGGTATGCGTATTAAAAGGTTTGTTATAGAATCAAGTAAAGTAACTTCTTTATAGTTTTTCACAGATTCAGATTCTAATAATTTACGTATATTAGCAATATTTTCATTCGCCACTATTTCGGGTGCGGAACCCTTTTCAATTGTTTCAAGGGATAATTCGAAAAGTTTTAATTCCGCCTTTAATTTTTCTATTATGAACAATTCTGTATCATTGATTGTAATTTTATCTAAATTATCAATCACTTTTTGAAAATCAGCCGATTCGATAATCGTAAACTCCTCTTTAAGTTTTATAGTGGATGACAAAAACGAAAACGATGATGCGAAATATGAATTGGTAGTGTCAACGCCTTTGTTTTTTATACACGTTTTTAGATTCTCAATGGCTCCCAATTCATATAATTTATACATATAGTCAATTTGCGCACGTGTCAGTGTTTCATCGCTAGCTGTAAGTAATTTATCACAAAATAATTCGTTTTCTGGACGTGCGTTACATTTTCCATTTTCACTAAACGTGCAATATAAATCCATAGTAGTACAATGAATCTCTTCGGCTTCAGGTTCCAAATTCGTTGTTACTCCTGGCCAAAAGATATCATTCTTTTCTGGTTCACAATAATTCGCCTTCTTGGTTTTATTATCACTTTCTGTTGCTTTACTTAATTGTGATTTACATCTTCTCTGATATAACTGGATCCAGTCCATTTTTTTAAAATACACACCATTAAAATGATACGAAGGATATAGTGAACTATTTTCACATTTAAATTCTTTTATACATTCTTTACCATCTACTATACAATCAGTACGTTTTATATCTCTGTCTAATGTTCCCAAATCACAATAATCGTTCATTTTCTTGATATCTTCTTCGCGTTTCGATTGCGTTTTTGTGTATTCTTGTTTAGCCAATTCCTTATTTTTTTCAATTTGGTTTTCGTCCATATAAATATAAAAATATTTTTATCTTTTCAATTCTATTCAAAAATAGAAATATCTAACGCTATATAAAATGCCGGCTTCTTTATCTGTTGGTGGAAAACAACGTTCGACAAAACGAAGATCCACAAAAAAGAGACGTACACAAACTAAGCGTTGTTCCAGTACACGTTCAAATGGTCGTCGCACGCGTTCCAGTAAACGTTCAAATGGTCGTCGCAAGCGTTCCCGTGGACGTCGCACGCGCACACGTAGGGGTGGTGGATTTTTTAGTACCGATCCTTGTGCAGCAGTAAAAGGTGGTCCATTGCCTACGAAAGAAATGGGAATGTTTGACTATGGTACACTTGGTAATAATTTGAAAGGAACATATACTGGTAATATGAAACAACTTATTCAAAAAACGAGAAAAGGTTTGGTTACTGGTAAAATATGTCAGGCAAATGGGCAAGGAAAATGGGTATCATCTGATGGCAAGATTACCCTTGATGGATTATGGGAAAGTGACAAATTCAAAGGAGATAAACCAGCAGCAACACAACGACAAGTGTCAGATGCTGCTGGTAATAAGACGTATTTTTGGATGAATGAATCTGGTAAAGAATGTTCCAAACTTGGGTATGGTAATAAGGAACCCGTCTGCGCAGAATAAAATGTATGTATAAATAAATTTTGTGTAATTTCATGTTAAATTATACAAAATCTTATCCTATCCTAATTTGAATCAAACATTATTATTGAAATATGTTTTTCTATATTTATGTACTACATCGTCTGTAATGCGTTTACTCATAATATCATCCCATGTTAATGTTTCTTGTAACATATTGATAATAAAAAATAGGCAATAGACTCCACATTCCGTATTTTTACGTTGATGTACTATTTTATCATTTAACTCATAGTCAATCTTGATATTTAGTTTTTCTCCTTGTGTTACAATACAATTTACTAATTTTTTAATTTCAGGTGGTTCTTTGTTCGTCGAAGATGTCTTTACGCTGTCGAAAAAATATAATTTTTTCTTGCGAAGATTCAAAAATAACGCTACCCAATGAGATCCACTTTTTGTATGTTCGTCCAAGTTGAATATAATCCCAATTTTAAATTTATTGTTCCTTATATTTTTATCTACGTTGAAATCATAAAGTTCTGGCCATACGCGTTTTCCTTCATCATAAGAGTCTGTTTTATAAAAATCAATGGGTGAAGGTCCAATAAATTCGAAGCACTTATAACGTTTTTCGAACTGCTTCATCACTTTTTGTATATCACTAGATGATAACCAAGTGTGATCGTTTTTATTCCAACTTTCGGGATGTTCTGGTGCGAATGATTCTACTAATTGTTTTCCTAATTGACTGGGCATAAATTCTCGACGTAACCAGCACGACTCTGTATTACACACATTGTGGTATTTATCTCTCAATGTATCCCAAATAATTTTAGGGTCTTCAGATTTTATAGGGTCGTCCCTGTGACGTTTATTATATGTTTCCTTCAACTTTTCAAGGTCGTCTTTGTCGTAACAAGTGAAATCAAAATCTTTATCACTTAAAGGACTACATGACAATTTTTTAAAAGTTTCTTTTGGCATAATTATTAGGCAGAAAATATTTTTATACCCATTATTTGATTTGGTACATTTATTCTACCTATTTGACTTGGTACATTTATTTACCTTTGAAAATATTGCGCTGTGAACGTGTAGAATTATTGAACACATCATTATCATTAAACTCCTTAACATCAGTTTTTATTTCTGGTACGTGAAATAAAAGACCATGTTGTAGTGGTGCTGGTAAATCAGACATAGGGTAAGAATACATATTACTTGTTGTTGACGGAATGTACTCGCGTTGGTCACACTTTTGTAAAGCAAATGTGGTATTGTGTAATTTTGTTTCTAAATCGACATTGTTTGCGAAACCGCTCCAAGGCGCCTTACTATTTCCTGGATAGAATTGTTTGTCTCCGTTGTAAATGGGATAATTTGCCTGTGTTTCATTCATTTCGCGGCGAATATTGACAACAGGCATTTTCACATATTTAGTGGGTGTGGCACGGATGTCATAAACAGGTTCAAGAGGTTTTTCGGTCAAATTTCGTGCAAAAATACGATTATTTATCTCTGTATTTCGATCATCGTTGCGTATACACACACCATTTTTCATACTATAAATTTTATTCATATACTAATTCTAAAGAAAATAAATTACTATATGGCTCGCGTATAATTTACATTGGTAGTGAAAAAACACACATACTATAAAGAATGCGGGATTGGAAATATAACACAAATGAATGAAGAATGCTCATATATAAAGGTGCGTTATCCTTCGATTTGTTTGAGAAAAGCCTAAATGCGACTAACCCGATTGACCCAGCGAAAACAGCAAAGAAGAATATCATCAAATAGTAAAAATAATTGCAATATTGGGCATCAAATGGACTAAAAAAATCGGAAATTTCGTCCATCTCGTATATATATATACGTTAATAATATATATTTTCAAAAAGTGAATAAAGAATATGTGAGGTTAAATACTATGTGCGGAATATTTGCCTTAATGTCGTCAATTGATGAAATGACTATTCGAAAGGAGTTTATGAAAGGGAGACCCCGTGGTCCGGAATGTTCAACTATTGAAAAGTTAGATATTGTCACGTCAAATAACCCATTTTATTTTGGATTTCATCGACTGGCAATTAATGGATTAAATACAACGTCTAATCAACCATTAGTTTTCGATAATATTAAATTGATTTGCAATGGTGAAATTTACAATTATAAGCAACTATACAAACAAATGGGAATTACACCTGTTACCCAATCCGATTGCGAGGTAATTATTCATTTATATATAAAATACGGAATCGAACAAACGCTTCGCATGTTGGATGGCGTATTCGCATTTGTTCTATTTGATAATAGTGATATAATGCATCCAAAACTATGTGTAGCGCGAGATCCATATGGTGTTCGTCCATTGTATCAGACCAATACACATAATAGCAATACACATTTCCATCCAATATTAGGGTTTGCCTCTGAGATGAAAATGTTACATAATATCTCCTGTACATCTGGTGATAATGTAGATATAATTCATTTTAAACCTGGATCCTATTCGGTTTATACCATGGTTGATGAATTTTGGAAACCAGTTGTAGCGCATGTACCATATACTATGATTTCTAGTACCGATTTATCTGATTTGAATGACAATTCAGTAGATGAAATAGAATGTAATATAACGCGGTTGTTAAAATCTGCTGTAAAAAAACGTGTTGAAACAACAGAACGTCCGATTGCATGCTTATTATCCGGAGGTTTAGATAGTTCGCTAATTTGTGCATTGGTACAACGTGAAGTCACACAACAAACAGGTAAGAAAATCGAAACGTATAGTATTGGATTACCTGGATCAGATGACTTGAAATACGCGCGGATTGTAGCAAATCATTTGGGAACAAAGCATTGTGAAGTTGTTGTAAGTGAACAGGAAATGCTTGATGCTATACCCGATGTTATTTATAAGATCGAAAGTTATGATACGACAACTATTCGTGCGAGTGTGGGTAATTATTTAGTAGCAAATTACATTTCAAAGAATAGTCTAGCAAAGGTAATATTTAATGGTGATGGCGCAGATGAACTCACGGGTGGTTACTTATATTTCCATCAATGTCCAGATTCCATTGAATTCGATAAAGAATGCAAACGTCTTTTGACTGATTTACATTGTTATGATGTGTTGCGTTCTGATAAATCGATTTCTTCAAATGGACTTGAGGCACGCACACCCTTCCTTGATCGAAGCTTCGTACAATACTACATGTCTATTCATCCGGATATTCGAAACCACGTGCTTACTAATAAATGTGAAAAACATTTATTACGTAGTGCGTTTTCAAGAATGTTGTTTGATGGGAAACCTTTATTACCTGATGAAGTGTTATGGCGTACAAAGGAGGCATTTAGTGATGGTGTAAGTAAGCAAACGCGTTCATGGTATGAGATTATTCAGGAACATGTAGAAACGATTGATGATGATATGACATATACCATGTATGTTGATCATAATATACCAGTAACAAAGGAACAAATGTACTATCGACATTTATTTGAAAAAAACTATGAAGGACGTTCCCATATTATTAAATACTTCTGGATGCCAAAGTATGTCGACGCTCTGGATTCTAGTGCGAGAACATTGACAATTTACGATTCTATACACCTTTGAAGTAATATCCCAAGACTGGGGTTTTAATTTTGTATGTATAATATAATGAAATCATTGGAAAGAGTTTTTTATATTATACTTTATTCTACTTATTTTATTTATATAACAGGTTTTATTGGTCTCGCATCGTTTGCACCGGAATATTTAGAAACGCTTCAAGCAACATTTAATTTATATATATCATGTATCTTAATTTGGCGTTTCCACCCATGGCGCCATCATAAATTCACACCTTTTGATCAGAAAATAATATTTAGCGCTGCTCTATTTATTTTATCCTCTACATCATTAACAAAACTGACATCATTGTTTACATTTCATGAAAAAATTCTTGAAGACCAATTTGAATTGTTTTCCCAACAATAATATCGATTTCGTGTGTTTTATCAGACTTTTCGTAGAATTTGACTCCTGAGAATGCGTTTGTCATATTTTTAAGTAAATGTTTTTTGTTCAATGTCCCTAATATTTTGGAATCGATTAATCGATCAACCATCGTTGTATAATGCAATGACGATACGTAGGGATCAATATGTAAATAATAAACATTATTATTTTCCATGCCATCATAATAGACATCATCGATCATACATATTTTCGCTTCTTTGGGAATACGTGTAGTACGTAACAGATCCTTGTACGTTTTATTATGGGATGTGCGTTTTGGTTCAATCACTTTACCATTCACCATAAATGCGCGAATAATTTTTGTGAATATTTCAGTATTCAATTTGTATTCAAAATAATTTTTTATAAGTTGAACCCATTCCTTTGGTCCTTGATTATTCGTATAAATCATAATTTCCAATTTAGTGGTTCGTCTAACTTCAATTAAATATTTCAAAATAGAAAATATTTTTGGACGGAGAATCTCTGGATATAAATCTATTAATTTACAGAAAATCTCAAATGTTATTTGGTGTTGTATATAATTTTGGAGAGTATAATAAAATATTCCCATGTTTTGGAAATAACCAAGAGTCTCATCCATATCGAATACAACCACATGTTTTTTCATGGTACTTATATTAGCTATATATTATTCTTCGAGCAAAAAATAATACGCTTGTTAAAAAAAATAAATGTTGTATATATGTATGGAGGAAACATTGACACACGACGACTATTTAAAAGTGCTCGATTATTATGATATTCCCATGCCGAAAACGAGAATGCGAGTGAAAAAAGCAGCGGAACAAATTTTAGCAGAGAAACTTTGTAGGTGTATTAAACGTGTTAAAAGAAAACAGAAATCAGATAATACACGTGGATCTATTGGAATTTGCCGAACATCTGTTATATATCGAAAAAATTTAGATATATTTCGTTTTAAATGTAATAAAAATCCTTCATTAAAAAATTTTAAAGGGAAATCGTATAAAATCAAAAAACGTGCGGCTTTTCAAAAAACACGTAAAAATAAAAGAAACAAATAGGTGCAAATAATAATCCAATATATATATATGAGCTCCCAACAACATAGTTCACGCAAAAGGCATAAAAAAAAAACGTCTAATAGAACTATGAAAAACGATAAATCATCCAGTGAAGGAGAACAACGTTTAAATGAAGGTTTTTCGACATTACTTAGTGAGTTAGAAACTATTTTGATGGGTCAAGGAGAACCATTTAAGGCTCGTGCATACAAAAAGGCGGAAGAAACAATATTAGGCATTACTGATGACATTACAAGCTATAAACAATTGGAGGGAATGCCTGGTATTGGTGACGCGATAATAAAAAAATTACAAGAGTATGAAGAAACAGGTGATTTGGCTTATTTGAAACGGGAACGTAAAAATCCAATCAATGTTTTAACACAAGTCCATGGTATAGGTATTAAAAATGCTAAAGAATTAATTGAAAAGGGAATAACTACTATTGAACAACTTAAACAACAAGGTGAGTTATTGAATAATGTACAGAAAAAAGGGTTGAAATATTATGATGATTTAACACATCGTATTCCTCGTGATGAAATTGTAGAATATAACAAGCGCATAGACGATGTTTTTCGAGATACATTTGGTGAATCACAAACTGATGTATCTTTTGAAATCGTAGGTAGTTATCGACGAGGTGTTTCAAGTTCTGGTGATATAGATATAATCATTACGTCTAAAGAAAACAATAAAAAGGTATTTGCTACATTTTTAGATGCTTTAAATAAAGCAAATGTTGTGATTGAAGAATTGAGTAGAGGAAAGGTAAAAAGTCTAACCATTGGTCAATTAGAAGGAAAATTATCACGCCGTCTAGATTTTTTATATGCGCCTCCAACCGAGTACGCGTTTGCTATTATATATTTTACTGGTTCCAAGGCATTCAATACTATTATGCGTCAACATGCATTGAAAAAGGGATTAACATTGAATGAGCATGGATTATATACAATGGTGGATAAGAAAAAGGGGGCTCGTATTGAAGACTCGTTTGAAAGTGAAGAGGATGTTTTCCGATATTTAGGTTTGGTATTTAAGACACCCGAGCAACGTAAAGACGGGTCCGCTGTCATTGCGAGTACAAGTGTTACCAAATCACCCAGTGTTCAAAAAGTATCAGATGTCAAAAAATCGAGTCCTAAGTCGAAAAGTGCAAAAAAATCGAGTCCTAAGTCGAAAAGTGTAAAAAAATCGAGTTCCATTTCGAAGTCAAAGAGTTCCAAATCAAAGAGTTCCAAATCAAAGAGTGCCAAAAAATCGAGTCCAAAAACAATTAAAAAGGCATCTCCAGTAAGCAATGGGAAACCAAAAAAAATGACTATAAAACGAAAGGTTGTACCCAAGCGTGATGTTAAATTACATATACAGCAATTTTTGAAAAAGAGTATTGATTACCTAGATAAACTTGATGAATCAATGATAGTAAAAATGATAGAATACGCAAACGAACAATATTATAACGAGAAGCCATTAATGACAGACAATCAATATGATATAATAAAGGAGTTTTTTGATAAAAAGTATCCTAAAAACGAATTGTTAGAAAAAATAGGTGCTCCCATTGTGAAGAATGTAAAAAATAAGGTAACCCTTCCTTATTTCATGGGTTCTATGGATAAGATTAAACCTACAACAAATGCTATTACAAAATTTATTGAAAAATATCCAAATGATTATGTATTATCTGTGAAGTTGGATGGTGTTAGTGGATTATATTCTACCGAAAATGGAGAGTCGAAATTATACACACGTGGTGATGGACGCGTAGGTCAAGATATTAGTTATTTGATCCCTTATTTACGTCTTCCGAAAAAAGAAAACATTACTATTCGTGGTGAGTTTATTATTTCTAAAGAATTATTTGCTAAACATTATTCAACAACATTCAAAAACGCACGTAATTTTGTAGCTGGATTAATGAATTCTAAATCGGTCGATCCAGAGGTGATGAAAAACATCGATTTTGTAGCTTACGAAGTTGTTGAACCAGTTTTGAAACCACTTGACCAGTTTCATTTACTTGAATCATTGGACGTAAACGTAGTACATCATGAACACACAGACAACATATCAAATGAAATGCTTTCTAAACATCTTGTAGATTGGCGCGGATCGTATGGTTATATCATGGATGGAGTCATTGTTTGTCATAACAAACTTTACCCGCGCCAAGAAAAGAATCCCGAATTCGCATTTGCATTTAAGATGGTATTGTCGGACCAAGTAGCAGAGGTAAAGATTGTAGATGTCTTATGGGCACCAAGCAAGGATGGATATTTGAAACCACGCATACGCATTGAACCAGTAGAGTTGGGTGGCGTGACAATAGAATATGCTACGGCATTTAACGCTTCTTACGTGTTAGAAAAGAAACTTAATTTGGGAGCAATGGTAAAACTAATCAGAAGTGGAGACGTCATTCCTTATATTCAAGAAGTGATTGAACCAGCTGAAGAAGCGAAAATGCCCGACATCCCTTATCATTGGAATAGTACACATGTAGATATTATCATGGACAATAAGGACGATAGTGACGAAGTTCTAGAAAAAGTTATGACCAGTTTTTTTCAAACAATCAAGGTAAAACAACTTAGTCAAGGAACGATTAGGAAACTCATTAAAGGAGGATATCGTACAACGTGTCAAATAATAGAAATGACCAAATCGGATTTTATGAAAATCGATGGTATTCAAGAAAAAACTGCTACAAACCTATCAATAGGCATTCACGAACAACTAGCAAAGGCTGAATTGTCCGTGTTGATGACCGCTTCAAATAAATTCGAGCATGGTTTTGGTACGAGAAAATTCGAAACTATTTTACAAGCATATCCTGATATTTTGGTTTCACAAGATACAAAGGAGGCTAAAATAGATAAACTATCACATGTTAAGTCACTTGCAATAAAGACGGCTACTAATTTTGTGGAACGTATAGATGAGTTCAAGGCATTTTTAGAAAATTGTAAACTAACATACAAATTGGACACAACACCTTCATTAGAAAAAGACTATGAAATTAACCATATATTGTTTCAAAAACATATAGTTATGACTGGATTTCGTGACGATGAACTGACTACACTATTGAAGGATAGTTATCAAGTAAAGAATTCGTCATCGGTATCTAAAACAACCTTTGTATTACTTGTTAAATCGCATGATGACGATTCGAGTAAGATTAAAAAGGCAAAAGAGTTGAAAATTCCTGTCATGACCAAAGATGAGTTTGTTAGCGCATTTCTAAAATAACTTACATTTACGAATAACAAAATGGATATACGCGTGTCTATTATCTGATTGATAGAGAAATGTATATGTATTTGGCGAAAATTTGTTCATATTAATTAGAATTTCCGTATAGTTACTCATAAATAGGGAATGTATCTTCTTTTTGGGAAAAATCTTTTTTTTGGGTTTCTTTTTTTTGGGTTTTTCTTTTACTTCTTCAGTGAATAATGGATTTTTTGATAAAATTTCATTCAAATAACATGTATACTGACTCATAGTATATATATTATGTTTGCACTTTTTTACATTTGAAATATAGTTTTTTGAATCTTTCATATTGCTTAACAATTATCGAGTCGTTGAAATCATACTACCACATATGCTGCTGATGTTTTTGCCTTTTTCTTTGCTATACTCCAATCCGTCTCTGCCACTGGAAATCGTCGTCGCTAATTATTTTTTCAAATAGTTCATAGCACTTAATAATACCTTTTCTTGTTGTGTTAGCTTGCGAAACATGTGCGCCTCATCCAAACTCACCTGCATATATTTATTTATTCTATTTTTACATACAACACTTGTTCCTTTTTCACAAATGTTAATATCACATACTAACGCGCCACGCGTGAGAGCAATATGTTCAGGGTTTTTTAACGATATCCATCTTATATAAACACCCGGTACAAATTGTTTCATTTCATCGATATAGACATAATCGTTTAATTTATTCATCATGATTTCCATATCATCATCATCAAGTTCTAATTCGCTCAATACATGACGTTTTATATTTTCTAATTCGTCGCTTGTATATTGAAGAATGAAATTATTGTTATCGTTTTCTAATGCGTTTAGTAAAACATCTACATCACTCATATTACTACTTATATTAGAATCATATGTTAAAATTATTTTATATGTAAATCTTTTATCACTATAATGTATATAATGTCGAAATCGAAAATATTTAGTTATACTGGTTCAGAACAAACCTACATTATACCAGATGAGATATATACGATACATGTTGAATTAAATGGTTCATCTGGTGGTAAGGGTAGCTTTGGTGGAGGAGGTGGTATGGGTGGAAATGTAAACGCGAACTTAAATGTTACACCGGGTAGCGTATTATACTTGTATATCGGAGGCACAGGAACGGATGGTGTCTCGCAATCCAATACACAAGCAAATGCCAATATTCCGGGTGGTTATAATGGTGGAGGAAATAGTGGAGGTTTTGGAGATCAAGGAGGTAGTGGTGCGGGTGCAACTGATATTAGAATTAATGGAAATGGATTGACCCATCGCATTTTAGTTGCTGGTGGTGGTGGTGGTGGCGGAAGTGATCCCCAAGGAGGAGGTGGTGGCAATGGTAATGGACAACCGGGTGCGGATGATGCTAAAACTGGAAATCAAAAGGGTGGTAAAGGCGGTACACAAAGTGGCGGAGGTTTAGGTGGTTCAAATATATCCAACGACGAAGTATCATGGGGAAAAAAAGGTGTTTTGGGGATAGGTGGTATAGGTGGAATCACTGGATTAGCCGGATTTGATAGTGGGGGCGGAGGTGGAGGAGGATATTATGGAGGGGGTGGTGGTGCGGCATCCACTGATATATCACCAGGTGACGCAGCTGGTGGAGGAGGAGGGTCATCATATGCTTATGAATTAGCTAATGACGTAGAATTTAAACAGGGTATACATAATGGGTTAGGAAATATCACCATATCGTATGTTGTACCGAGCGTCATTTGTTTCGTAGCGAATACAATGATACGCACTGATCAAGGTGATGTACCAATTCAACTTATCAAATCAAAAAAGCATACTATACATGGATCACCTGTTGTAGGAATTACAAAAACTATTCATAATGAAAAGGAATTGGTATTATTTGAGAAAAATGCGTTGGGAGATAATGTTCCAAATCGCGATACAATCATGAGTAGAAAACACAAGATTAATGTAAGAGGAAAATACGTAAAGGCTGAATATATGATTAATGAATCGACAATTCGGCTAGTACCTTACGATGAAACACTCATGTATAATATTGTAATGCATACTTATAGTGTTGTTCGCGCGAATAATATTAAGGCTGAAACACTTCACCCGAGAAATAATGTTGCTATATTATTTAAAAATCACATATGGAAAAATAAACCAACTAAAATTACAAAAATATTATGAGTTTTAAGATGTAATGTATTTTTTATATTACACGAAGTTAAAAATCACTGAATCATTTATATAAAATAATCACTTTATATAAATGGAGGTTTCAAGACAAAATATGAATTCATTATTTGCCAGCAAAAATCTTGTTAATGATAGTTTTTATATTACATACGCATTTTTAATGACTACCGCTACTATTACTTTTATTGAAGCTATTCGCACTAAAGATATGAAAATTCGCAATATTCTTAATTTAGAAACATGTATATCTGTTGTTGCTGCTTTCTTTTATGGTAAATTCATTACTTCCATTGAAAATGACGAAGAAATCGATTATAAAGCTATTAATAGAACACGTTATACAGATTGGGCAATTACTACACCTATTATGTTGCTCGTACTTGTATTGGCACTTTTATATAATAGTAAAAATGGGGCAATGTCGTTTTCTTCTTATTTAAAAATTCTTGTCATGAATTATGGTATGCTCGGTGCTGGATATCTCGGTGAAATTGGTACATTATCGTTGGGTTTAGGTAATTTAATAGGTTTTGGTTTTTTTGCTGGCCTATTCGGATATATTTATAAAACATATGTTCAAGGTAAATATAACTTTGACAATATCATATTATATAGTGCTTTCTTTGTTTTATGGGCATTATATGGAATAGTGTATTTTTTAGATGAAGTAACTAAAAACATTTCCTTTAATATTCTTGATTTGTTTTCCAAATGTTTCGTTGGTATATTCTTTTGGGCTTACTACGCTAAAGTATTCAAGATTTAATTATATACGTAAATATTTATTATTAACCTCAAAAAGTGCTAATAAAAATCGATTATAAATTCACCCAATTAATGTCACTATATTATTATAGACCTTCAGACATTTAGAATTAATTATATTATATTGTATTATATTATGAGTTCAAAAACATATCGATCCATTATTGTATCGCATCAGGCAAGATTGCGTTGTTTTTTACACGACTATCTTATAAATAATAATGATCAAGGCAATTCGCGTTCAAATTCGTCAGATTCATATGACTCAGGTGTTACTGATGTCGAATCGGTTTCGTCCAGTGGTAGTGAAAGTAAAGGTGGTGGAGGAGGACTACACCGATTTCAGAATGGTTGCGTTATTAAATTAATCATTAATTCGACCAGCTTATCACTAGAATTAGTGTATAATGGATCAATTGATGAAGAAAAACCAACATATACGTATTATGTCAAACCAGGTACAATTGACGAAAAGGCGAAACAGGGTAAATACCAGATTGAAGAGTTATATCCTATCTTTATCAAAGTAAATTTCGAACACATAAACCCAAGTAATACATTCGAGTTTTATTTGATACGTCATGGACAAGCTGAACATAATGTACTCAAGGGAATGAATAAGGCATTCAGTAATAAAAACACTAAATTAACAGAGGACGGGCGTGCACAGGCACTTTCATCAGGTAAGCATCTAAAAGATATAGTAAGAGGTAAAACAATTAATTATCTATTTGCGTCCGATTTAAATCGCACAAGTGAAACAATGGGACATTTTTTGAAGGGTTTTAATAACCAATTGATGGGCAAGTCGATTGTAATTCTTCCTTGTTCGCACGAATTAACGTATACTAAAAACTCTCATTGTGATGGTCATCAAGGTATAACACCAAATGAAAATATATCCACATGTGAACCAGGAAAGACTGGAAAAACATTATTAACTAGACAAACAATAGATTCATGTGATACAATAGGTGATCTTAGATTGGACTGGAGTTTTTATAGTAAGTTTTATGGTTCTGGAACGCGAAGAAAACGCGGAAGTGAAGTGAGTAAACAATGTCGCGATACAGACATGTTTAAAGAGGCTATCGAATATATTATTAGTAAAGAGGGTCGCGAAAATAAACGTACGAAATTAAGTTCATTGTTACATGATATGCCTCAAACCACCCGTGATATAATGAGTAATAACTTAAATAAATTAAGTGATATAAGTGATAAAAGTGATCAACTTAAAGAAGGCGCGCATGCTTTTGCCGAAAGTGCACGACAATTGGCTTTGGCGCAAAAAAGTTCGAAATTGTGGGGCAGAGGTGGTAAAACTAGGCGGAAACGTCGTCAAGGCAGTAAAAGAAAGGGACGATCGATAAAAAACAAACGAAAAGGGTCAAAGGCCGTTTCACGAAAACAACATTGTAAAAATGGTCGACGTAAATATAAAACTCGTAGACACAAATAAAAAACCAAAACCCCAAAATACTTTTCCAGAAAAAAATATTTATTTTGTTGAAATTAAAATAATGCCAATAATGATTTAAAAATAAGTATATATAATTAAATTATAAGATGGGAAAATTTAATAGGCAGATGAAAGTATTTAATATAGATAATTATTTAACTCAGATAAATAATAATAGTGATCCATATACTATTATTAAACTTAAATGTAGGGCAGCAAATTGCTATATGAAGACTGGAAGTAAGAAAAATGTAATAAAGGCAATTGATTTATATAATGATGCGCATGATATTTTAAGTAAATATAGAGGTTCGCAAGATCCAAGAGCACAAAATGTGGTTTTATTTATTATAAAATGTGAGAAGAGGTTAGAAGAATTAAGTAAAAAAAGGATGATTTGATAGTTTTATTGTCACCAAACTGACGCACCTTCATATGCATCAAATATATACCTATTTTTTTCATAAAAACAAAACAATTTACACCTTTTCTCATTTAAAACACTTATTTAATAATATGGTTATAGAAATAAACTATATTATTATGACATTTAACACCCTCACCCCCTTCATTTTAACCATTGTTTCAATTCTGAATCCCACTTATTACGATGTTGTAAGAAAAAATCGGGATTCTTTTCAACTACGTCAATAACAAAATAATGCACCCATGCAGTGAATTTAGGATTGACGTGTCGGTATTTATACTGCTCCCATACATTTCGAACAATTGGATTGTTTAGATACATTCTAAAGCACGTAATCCATCCTGCGAATGCATTTTGATTGGATTTAATTAAATCTAACTTATTATTAATTTTAAATTTATCTTCTAGTTTAAACATTCTGACAATATTTACCATTTCTTGAATAAATTTAGCAGCGTAATGCCATTTTTCTTCATTTCCGTCGTATGGTATATATTTGATGTGTGATAACCCTTTAGCATTCCATTCCGCACGTGTATAAAAAGAATTACCAGTACCCATACTAAAAATTTCCTTATATAAAGTATTTAATACCGGATAATTCATAGCATCTGCCTCCCATCTATCTACGACAATTTCTTGTGTAAAATGTGATAATCCTTGTTGTATTTCTTCTTCCGTAGTTTCAGATGCCTTTAATGTATCGTATCCAATTTTTCCAATAGCAAAAAATACGAATAAAGATGCTAAGAATTTAAATGGAAATTGTATAAATAGATCGGCTTCACTCTTGCCGTACCTCTTATATAATATATAATTAATATACGTTATACATAACACTAATAATATTACTCCTGCGTATATAATATATAAACGATCGGTTATATATGTTTCACTCTTATTTGTGTGTTTTATTTTCTTAGTTGATGGAATTTTATTACTATTCTGTAAATTCATTTCTATTATAAATAAATATATTTTATTGATGGTAAAATGTTTAAAACATTGATCCAAATCCTCCACCTCCCAATGCTTCGTTAGCAGCCATTAACGGAGGAGGTCCCATTTGTTGTTGTCCAGGTGCGTTAGCATTGACCATATGTGTAGGGTTAGATTGGTACATTTGATCGAAATTTTGTCCACCTTGAATGGGTGTGGATCCTAAACTTTGTTGATTTTGCATTGGTTCACGCGCAATTGTTGGAGGTGGTAATACATGGGATACATTTTGATTTTGTTGTAATACTGGTTCCTTCTCCCGTAAACTTTCCTCGCCGTTTATTAAACCCATCACACGTTCGTAAAGTATATTGCCCTTTTCACCCAATTTTGTCTGAAGACTAAGAGTGATGAATAATATTACGAGAACAATATTAATTAGTTGAAAAGGTGGGTAACTATCGTTACTATATGTAGGTACGAAAGTGACAATGCGATGGATATAAAAAAGTCCAATTAATATTACTAAAACTTGAGCAATCAATTCGATCACTATTTCTAAACTTCCTTTCGTGTCATCTGCATCCGGAATATAATGCTTCATTAGTTTATTTAATCCAATCACAGGAATGATGGAAAGTACCGAATATTGAGATAAATTTAATAAATCGTTCTTAGTATCGTCTTTGAAGTCGAATACATGTTCGAAAAAACTATTTTTTTTTATTGTCCCACCAGTAATGTCGTCCATATGAAGTAACATTAGAAATAAAAAAAATGAAAATTGAAAAGAATATAATAAAAGATCGCTATTTATATATAAGTTAAAATGGTTCGAATTTGTGATAAACCTTATGATGAACAGGAGAATGTTGAAAAGTATACCGAATATTTCGATTACTTTCCCTTTCCTTTGAGCGATTTCCAAAAGTATGCTATACATGGTCTAGTCGAGTCACAGCATGTTTTGGTAACAGCACATACGGGTTCGGGTAAAACACTTCCGGCAGAGTTTGCAATTAAACATTTCACGTCTATGGGGAAAAAGGTGATTTATACAAGTCCGATCAAGGCACTATCCAATCAAAAATATTACGAGTTCAGTAAGGCATTTCCCGATATTAGTTTTGGTATTCTTACCGGTGATATTAAGTTTAATCCTGAAGCAGATGTTCTAATTATGACAACAGAAATTTTACAAAATACGTTATATCTACAGGATAAGGACGACGAAACAAAAAATAAATTATTAATGTTTGAAATGGATATCGCTAATGACCTAGGGTGTGTCATTTTTGACGAAATTCATTATATTAATGATCAAGATCGTGGTAAGGTGTGGGAAGAGACAATTATGATGCTACCAGATCACATTCAAATGCTAATGCTTTCCGCGACAATTGATAAACCGGAAAAATTCGCCTCTTGGTGCGAGGGTCATAAAAAAACAAAGGAGGTATATTTGGCTTCTACCGAGCATCGCGTTGTACCTCTACATCATCATTTGTTTGTCACTGCACCCGAACATCTATATAAACAAATTACGAGTAAGTCTGAAAAGGAAGAAGTTCGGCAGCAAATGGATCAACTTCTTCCTCTACGAAGTCCGAGTAAAAATTATTGTGAAGAATCTTATTTAAAAACGCGCAAACTGATTGATAAAATAGAAAAACATAAAACGTTCATCAGTCCTAATTTTGTTCTTAATCAAGTCGTCAAATATTGTAAACAAAACGAGATGTTACCTGCTATTGCGTTTGTATTCTCGCGAAAGAATGTAGAAAAATATGCTGAAGGAGTTGGTGAAATTGTTATTGATGATATGTTCCCCGTGCCTCAAGTAATTGAACGCGAATGTGAGCATATCATTCGCAAGTTGCCAAATTATCGTGAATATTTGGAGTTACCTGAATATAAGAATATGGTACGATTAATTTCAAAAGGAATTGCAATTCATCATAGTGGCATAATGCCTATATTACGCGAGATGGTTGAATTGTTATTTGCCAAGGGATATATTAAACTCCTCTTTGCAACAGAAACATTTGCAGTCGGTCTGAATATGCCTACTAAATCAGTTATTTTTACAAATGTTTCAAAATATACATCTGAAGGAAGTCGCTATTTGTATAGTCATGAATACACACAAATGGCTGGTCGGGCTGGGCGACGAGGCTTGGACAAAATCGGACATGTGATTCATTGCGCAAATATGTACAGACATATGATGCCAACTACTCTAGAAATGAAAAATATGTTGTCTGGGATTCCGCAAACATTGGTTTCTAAATTCTCTATCCATTGTACTCTTTTGTTAAATTTATTACAAAACATTCATAAGGGTGCGAGTTCCGAGATAACGCAATATATTAGTAAGAGTATGTTACACGGCGAGATAGAAAAACAAATCGAGGCGGAAGATAAAATAGGTGTCACGATGAAGGAAAGTGTTGAAAAGAGATATGATACAATGGTTCAAACCGGTATGTGTATCGATGATTTGGTTAGTTACAAGAACATACAGAATAATTTGAATGGACTACAGAATAAAAAGAAAAAGGCTGCTATGCGAGACATGGAGAAAATCGAGATGAAATATGGAAAACAATGGAAATCGTATCTAACACGTTATGATGGATATTTGTTGGAACTGGTCAATTATACCCATCATGTACATTTACTTGATCAACGCAAACAATTCATAGAAGGGACATTAACGCATCATATGAATACACTAGTTAGTCATGAGTGTGTTAGCTTAAGTGAGGATGATGATTATATGATTACATTAAAAGGCGAGGTATGTGCATTGATTAAGGAAGGTCCGGGTCTTTTACTCGGTGAACAATTGTTTTTGGGTCATGAAATATCTACATTTAGTTTGGCGGAGATGGTTGGAATCCTAAGTATTCTTACACCGATCAAGGTTCAGAGTGAATTGAAACAAATGAGACCAAGATTGGATAATAAACGTTTGTGCGATTTTATTATTTCACTAGATTCAGCATACACATCAAATTACCTTGAAATATATAATACAGAATTTCAATTTGATATTATCCAACACGTTATGGATTGGGTGGAGGCGGACGATGAACAAACATGCAAACAAATATTGTTTCGTGTCCAGGAAGAGAAAGGTATATTCTTAGGTGAATTTGTCAAGGCACTGCTTAAAATTAATCACATTGCATTGGAACTTGAGACAGCAAGTAATATATTAGGGAATGTACATTTGTCACATCTATTTAGTGAAATTTCTTCCAAAACGTTGAAATATGTTGCAACAAATCAATCGTTATACATTTAGTTAGTTTGATATAGATCAATTACATATTATTAGATAGTAATAATAATATGTCAAGGCTACATTTTTTTATGTGGTTACATATATCGTCATATTTAAGCTACATTCCTCCTTTCAATAGCAATACACTACAAATATCAAATGTATCTCGCAGTAATTCAATTGCGAAAATTAAACTGGCTCGACATTTGACATATTTCTCTTCAGAAGAATTAAAAAAGTACGTTAAACATATATTTATTGAAACAAGAACCATACCTTTGTCAATTATGCTAAAAATGTTCACGAAAACATATACATTGAGAGAAGACTGGAATTCACTGCCGGAACGTATGTGCGCAAATTGTTTCCCTAACAAATCGATATCATGGACACGCGTTGAAAAAATACCGAAACCTGGTCTACGTAGCAAATACGACGTGTATTGTTTTATACGTTCGTTAGAAAAATCACAACTAGATGTAATAGTTCGTGATTATATTTCTAAATATTCGATTCGTTTTTATTAGTCTGTCTACAAATTATATATATATAACAACCAGTTGATAGCATTCTCCTCTGCAACCATTACATCTTTATTTCGATGACATTTAAGTCCCTCTTTAATCTTCATATAGTGGTAGTAACCCAATGGATGCATCGAGACATATTCATTTAAGATTTCTAATAATAGATCTCCTTTTAATACATTAACCTGTATTAAATATCTTATATTGGACATACGCCTACGTTGTTTATAAACGTGGATAAATCTTGTCCAACATCGCATTTGTTATTTTATTATGATGTTATATTTCGATACTAAATATAACATATTATAATCCCGCGTTGTGTTCTTTCTAATCCATTAGATTCCGTATTCCACCCATAGATTCTGTTTGTTTCCTCATTCCACCCATAGATTCGATATGATCTTCTTCTTGTTTCCTCATTCCACCCATAGATTCGATATGATCTTCTTCTTGTTTCCTCATTCCACCCATAGATTCGATATGATCTTCTTCTTGTTTCCTCATTCCACCCATAGACTCAATGTATTGACCTTGTAATATCATTATACCTAGAGCAACAAACATGAATAAAAACGGGAATAGCACAAGAAACCATGAGATGCTAGAAAATCCAGATGTACATATCAAATTCAAAATGAATGTCCAAAAAATGATATATATAACTTTAGCAATAAATATTAATGAAATATTGTTTGAAGGACAACTAAAGCTACCTAAACAATATCTATCATGACTACCATAATTTTGTATAACCATCATTAAAAGGGCTACAATTGAAATGGAGAAATATATGAGCGCAGGTGTGCATAAACTCTTAATAGTTTTAGCGATTTTCATTATATATTACCCATACAAAAAAACATGGATACCCCCAGTATTTAACGAATTAGATGAGTTAATATCGAATAAAAAAATATGACTTATTATTGTAATGGTATTTGGAAATAATGGTAGAACATTGGAACAATTAATAACTCAGGCAAGAACGATTACATATATTGAACCACAGAAAGAATATTCACATTGGACCGAAGACGAAATTAACATGAAATCCATTTATATTTCTCTACAAACTCGTGAACAAATAGATTCGATGCTTTATCTATGTAGATACTTTCCACCAATTAAAATACTATTAAAGGCACAACTAAAGGTATATATTAAAGAATACGAAGTATAATTATTCCAACATATGGACACGAATTTTTTGTTTCAGTCTGTCCTCATCACGAAATAGGTAAATACGAAATAATACAGAATCAAAGTTGTTTTTATTTAATCGCGAGTTTACTTTTGATACCATTTTGAGTTCGGGTAAATAGGACATGTATTGATATAATCCATCATTTCGTTCTATTCGATCAAAAACATATCCCGTATATTCGGTTTCAGACATATTCGGTGTCTTTGTACATAATTCCAATAACGAACATTCAGTTTGTACTTTTCGAATAGAACGCATGGTCGTATTGATATAATCCAGTTTACCTAGCCAATATGTATAAAACCGGTCAATATCCCCCTTGAAAACATAGAGCCCTAAATTTCGTTGTATATTTGCCAAATTTATTAGATCAACCAATCTACGGATAGGAGACGTTATATGCGTGTATGTATCTAGTTCTAGAATTTCATGTGGTGTTTTTCCAACTACATATTGTCCTGCCGCCGCTCCCCATATTTTCATAAAATTATATACATCATCAGGTAATGTAGAAGGTACTGGCGCGGTGGTATTATGAAATGAAGAGCTTCTATATATGCCATTATCGTGATCGCAAAAATGTTTAGCGCAATAATAATTCATACAAATCATTAAATAGGCAATCACATCATAGCTGTTTTTGATGACCCGTACAAATTTATGTGTTTTTATCATATTTCTGGTCGTAGACAATAAACTCTGGTAATCCGACATGTTAATTAGAGACTTCTCTTCGTATATATAATTCTTGCGTACAGATATTACGCAATTTACGAAATCAATATCCACAATTTCTCCATTTTCGACAATGAGATCCATTGCAAATGTAATGCGACGTTCGCCTTGTTGAAGACTACAAAGTATATCTGAAAGAATGGTCGGTAACATAGGTCGTTTCCTATCTGGTAAATAAATAGTAGAAATACGATTTGCAAATGACTCCCATAGATTCAGTGTATCGATCCAAACGCAGACATTTGTTATATAAATACTCACCTTATGTTTCGTTTTATTTATCGGTGTAAAACTGACAGCATCATCAAAATCCTGTGTTCCTTTGCCATCGATAGTAAATATATTTTCATGTGTTCTGTCGACAATTTGAGGATTAGACTCAACGATCGAATCAAGTACTTTACTAGGATCATTTGTAAGTGCCTTAAAATTACGTGATGTACTTTTTGTAAAATTTTGGATAGATGCGTTCAAACTTTTACAATACAACTGATATTCATAAAAGTTCTCAATAATATCCACATCACCAATGGTTTGTGTTAACATGCCTAGTGGATGGTTGGAATTCCATGATATGAACTTGAAATTTACATATTTATTAACAGCCTTTTTCGAAAACCCCAAACTCCGTATTTCATAAGGAATCGTAAATGGGGGGATACGTTTATCATCCGGTAAACATTTGTATAGGCATTTATTCTTTTCCTTGCCGTACATTTTACCACCTTCCAACACCAATACTCCTGGCATTCCTTGAGTTTCTCGAATCGGAGAATGTATGATAGTACAACCATCGTTTTCGGAAAATGTAAAAATGTCTCCATTGAATAGTCTATGGTGAACTGGTGAAAAACCAACCAGTGAAACATATTCCATGGTACTATAATTATTAATTTTCCATGACGTCAGACTTCTGTCATCAAACATCACCTTATATTGAATCATTATATTGAATCTAGAATATAATGATTGTTTTGCTATTTTTTTAATTCAATTTTACCCAAAATTAACTATTTTCAGGTATCGATTCACTTATAATATCCAAATTATTCTTATCGACGACAACCTTGTTATAAATATAATTAATATAATTGGGTGTTAGAGCAACAAGATTCATTAATGATCTGTACTGCATAGTGATTATAGCAGCAGTGTCGACAATTTTATAACTATAATACCAGGAGGATGGGATAAACAGCAACTCGCCTTGTTTTATTGACAGACGTAATGGTTTAATTCTATCGAAAGCATCCCCCGATTGTGTTGCTTCGTCAAATGGATCCATCGTGCTTTCATTAACGAATGTTTCATAATTGTAGGTATAATTCAGAAATTTAATACTCTTTGGCGGACACAAATAAATATCAATATTTCCGTGACATATATAAAGAAATGTACGAAAACATAAGGGTGATACAAAATTGGTAGTACTATTTTTACCCATTGTTAAATCATAATTTTTATAACATGTAAATGATGGTCGTAAAAAATTATCTTCTGTATTTATTTTCATTAATGTATCGCTCTCACTTAAAAATGCCTCGTTATTAGACGTTAAAAAATTATCCTTTTCAAAGACTTCGCCAATCTTTTCTGGTACATCACTATTTAATTGAAATGATTTATAATTCTTTAATAAATGGCTAGGCGAAAATGTATTATTCATAATTAAGTTATTGTAATAGGTAATGAATGGTAATCGTCTATCACATTGTTCCTCGAAATCTTCTTTGCCAGTTATTTGAATTGTGCGAACCTCCAGTAAATTGTTCACCTTTAAATGAAATAATACGTGTATATAGACAAATGCGACAAACAGAAAAACGACGCATATATATAATGGTTGGTTCATACTAAAAAATAGTGACACTAATTTTATATAGATTTAACGTAAGATAATATATCATTGTTAATTTATAGTATTTTGCTTAATAATATGAATGGATGCCTAATCTTCTATTTGTGGCGCCAAGAAGAATTTAATATAACTATCCCCGTACAAATTAAAATTGCAACAGCACGGGATATCCGGAGACATCATAATGGTTAGGTTCTTGTTTAGTTTCTGAAAGTTCGACATTACCTGTAGATATCTCAACTGAAATTGGGTACTAATGTCACACCCCTCATCGACAATGTAAGTTTCAATGTTATCAGATAATATATTCACATCCATTTTACCTTCAATTGAACCAGTAATTAAATGTACACTATCTTCTTTACATTTGAATTGGACACTATCTCCAAAATTTGAAAGTTGGTCGAGTATTTTCTTCCATTCCTTTGATTCGATTTCCATGCTAACATTATAATCACATGGAGGTATTTCCATCATTTCTGATTCGTAGTCGATGAGTGGCATTTCAAATAATTTATTAAAACTACCTGTTGGGTGAGTAAACGAAACATCTAATTTGTCTAATGTGTCGGTGGTTGTTTTCATACTAATGTGCTGTATTGGGTCACGTGTATTCAAAATTTTACTAAAAATTCCACCATGAATCCCAATAGTAAATGGTTCCTGACATTCATACACACTAAACCAGTCCTTACAAAGCGAAACTTCGAAAATGGCTACATGTGAGTCGTCCATTCCTTGAATATATACGTCATCCTCGCGGAAATTAATACTAAATTTATCGCTAAATTGTCGAATGTTTTGAAATATGATTTGAAAACATTCACTCCTCTTTACGTCTTCGATGACGAGATTCATTTTATTATGATACTAATTACTATCTATGCGATAATAAAATCAATTTTATTTTTATGTCATTAAGCTTCTTCCTCTTCGACCTCCTCTTCTTCGACTTCCTCTTCTTCGACTTCCTCTTCTTCGACTTCCTCTTCTTCGACTTCCTCTTCTTCAAGTTCCTCTTCTTCATCGTCATTGAGACAATTTTCAATGGTGGCTACATTATTTTGTTTCATATCAAAAATAACCTTTTTTACACTCTCTTCTAATTCGCTATGCGCGGTTCCGACATTTTTTTCATCATTTTGTTTCTCGAATAAATCAAAACGTTTGGTAAATAGATTATGAAGAGAAACTGAATGTTTTTGCATATTTGCCATCGATTTTTGTACACCTTCAATTTTTTCATTATTTGTGGTAAGCATTTTGTCTACCTTACTCATTGTAATACGCACTAGTTCAGCATTAGTTCCATGACCATTATGTAATGTTTCGAAACGATTATTTACAGATGTCATGAAATCAGGCAATTTAGCGTTTAGTTCCTGGATATTTTTAACAAGATCCTCAATGGTTAATAATTGAATGTTTATATTATCTGTTCGTTCATTGAGTTGCGAATATTGATTGTTTATGTTCGTGTTTTCGGTAACTAGAGCATTAATTCTGCTATCATATTGTTTAAATGTGTCTTTTGTTACACCTGTAACAATTTCGATCGCTTTACCTTCATCAAATACTACACTAGGTTCATCGGGTACTGATTTATGAGAAGTATTGGCATTGGTTTTTGTTGCTGATGGTTTTAAATTAATATCAAAAAAATCTTCGTCAATAGCGGATTGTCTAAACTCGGAAACATCACTCATTTCCTCGTAATTATTTTGTATAGCAGGTATTTGTGAACTAGTATCAATAATCTTATTCATTGATTCAACTTGACTTTCCAATGATCTGATCTTACCATTAATAAGCATAAATGCCTGTGTAATAGATAGAAGTTTAGGCTCTTGCTTTTCACTAAATGTATTGGGATTATAAGGATTCGATGAAGAATGTTGCTGACTTTGTGAAGAAGGTTGAGGGTTGGGAGTAAGTGTATCTTGAATATTTGGACCAGGTCCTGCGCGACGACTTCTTGCGGAAGAATTTGCTCTGCTACTCATTGATTTTAATCCATATTATAATTTGTTTAATTATACGTGAAAAATTATTTTATACGTGAAAAATTATTTTATACGTGAAAAATTATTTTATACGTGAAAAAAAATGTTTTCTCCTTCAATATTAAGAATGGGTATACAAAAAAAAATATTGTCCCTTAATATTAGGAATTATGTCCATTATAAGATATATATGTTATTGGCAATAATTATATTATTTTCATTTTTGTATCTCCTACTCGATGACACACACTTTAGTGGATTAAACACGATACATGAATTAATCAAAAACGAGGTAATTAAAGCAAAAATAGAAACACAGATAAGTAAACAAGAACGCGCGAAATCAAACGCGAATATAACAGACTCGCAACAAGTAGGTACAAACAATTCCTTTGCAAATATTGAAACATTTACAACAAAAGAAGCAATGCAATTTTACGAAAAAGAAGATAAACAAAACAAGGCCATTAATAAGGCTACGAAACACGTGGAAAAGGAAGTTACCAGTCAAGAATTAACTTTGGATAAAATTAAGCCACCTTTATGGCAGAAATATTTCAATCGACTTTATTTCGCTGTTTCTAGTGGATGTCTTTTAGGATATGGTGATGTATATCCTATATCAAACATAGCTAAATTTTTTACTATGATACAAGCATTGATTACGGTTACTTTAATTGTATATTAGATAAAACGTATAAAGAAATGTGACTATGTATATTTATAATGAGTGCCTCTACTGAAGTCGAAAAAAATACTTCCACAAGTCAGATTCCTTCCGAAGGTCTAAGATGTCTCGGTTCTGTTAAATGGTTTAACACGAAGTCTGGATATGGTTTTATTACACTACTTGATGGAGAACTAGCGGCAACTGATATTTTTGCTCATCATAGCGTAATTAGTGTTAAGAATGAACAATATAAATATCTTATTCAGGGTGAATATGTAAGTGTAATGGTTCAACCCAGTGATGCGACCAATTACAAATGGCAAGCAACGCACGTGACAGGTGTATGTGATGGTCCTCTTATGTGTGAAACACGCAACACTATCAAAAACCAACGAGTGGAATACTCTCAAACAAAGGAATCATCAGGTGGTAATTACGCCCAACCAAAAGAATAAGCTGGTTACACATAAGTACGACGTGTATATAACATGGTAACAGGAACCTTGCGTTTACACAATAAAATCTCTTTTCCAGGTATATTAGATCGATTACTACTCGTACATTTAGTTTGTTTATAATTATTATTATAAATAAGCGTATTGCCTATTCTTGGCAAACCTAAAACATTTGGATTTGTTGGTACACCCTCTTTTTGTATTGTCCAAGAAGGTTTATTACATTTACTTGAACCACGTAATATTTCAACCAAATGTTGTTTCTGCGTTTTAATATGTTGGTTGGATCCATGTTGTAAAACCTCGTATTTACGTCGTTCAGCCAACTCGCCTTCAGTATAAAGACTATGTGGGTTGAATTGTTGTATAAAACGAGACCATGTTCGCGGGGGATTCGGTGGAATGCTATTAAGTTGGCATATTGTTGTCATATAATATCATATGATACATAAAATAATATGTATCATATAATAACCTTCAAAAGTTTAATAGCTATAGCGAATCGCCATCTTCTGTAATGATTTAATCACATCGCATTCTTCAGGAACACTTGTAGGAACACGGGATGCAACAGCACTTCGTACAATACGAGGATAGTTTGCCAAATTGGGAATACCTGCCTTTTTAACACCACCACAATTCTTTGACATGTTGTTTGTTAGACGATTGCTATTAATACCTTGACGAGCGGTCATTTTAATATAGTTGGATATTATTTTTTTTGTAGATTGATTAATTGTTTCTTAAAAACCACTTAAATGATAAGTAGTTAGGGCGTGATAAAGACAATGATCTGTTATTACCACTCAATGTTGTATCAGCACCCTTTTTAACTATCTTATCTATTTCGGTTGTTCCTAAACCATAATCAAAATACCAAAGATTGCTAATATATCCCGAAAATCCACCATTTAAACCTGTATAAACATTACCATAATTTTGTTTAGGTACACCACTTAACATATGACGTTTTACAATTGTCCCATTTATATAGACATCTAGAGTTCTATTTTCGCAACGTATCATAAGATTAATCCATTTATTTAATGGTATCTCATCTATTTCTACTTGTTCTGTTACATTATGAAAGGTATTCATCACCACAAGTAAGTTATTTTTAACAGGTGTCAAATAAACGCCTGGTGCATTGTTAGGATGGTTTAATCCCGTGTTAGTATTTCCATTCTCACTCACTGCTCCTTTCTCTTCTCCTTTATGAAAAACATGTCTAAATTTACCCCGATTATATTCCATGTCATCAACCAATATCCATACAGACCATGTAAATTCAACACCTTCATTTTCATTAGATGACCTCATTATGGTCTTTGATTTATCCACATTCGGATCTTGTTCAAAAATCATCATTTGTTTCGCATCAACCATTCCATCTAAAAGGTGGGGAGAACTGGATGGAGACATAATCCACTTAATAAATCCAATACCTAATTGTAATAATATAATAAAGACAACTAACACTAAAATCAGAAACGCAAAATTCATTACCATGCTATTTGATTTAAAGAATTCACTAGCGCTACCCATAGCATTGTTATCATTTCCATACATAGCATTCATGTTTATATTATATGGTTAGAAAAATGCTTAGATAGTAATGCTTTTTTCTTCGACTCCATTGTCCATTAAAGTTACCTTAACCTCGTATTTTCTAAACAATGATGACATCCAATTACCACTCCAGCCTGCTCTATATGTATTCCATGCCCGTTGAGGGTCAGCCGAATCTTCCCAATATTGAAGTTTAGAAGTGAAACCAGAAAATCCACCAGCAGGTGTTATTGCTAAATCGCTGGTGTTGTCTAATCTTGGTAAACCGGGCAACATACATGTACGAACCAGTTTTCCATCCATGTATACATCCATTGTCTTATTGAAGACACTAATCATAAGATTGACCCATTTTTGAATAGGAACATTTGCTACATTACAATTATGGATAATTTCACTACCTGATCTATTGGCAGGGTATACAGACATTGAAACCTTGATATTATTTTGCATGGGATCTAATACAACAGATGGGGCTGGCTTATTATTTTTATCTAAACGACCAAAAATAATTTTCGGTTGTCCATACTTATAATTCCAATCCTTAACATAAAACCATATACTATATGTAAAATTCATTGTGGGAATATCTCCTGTACCCAAATCTGAACCCTTAATAACCTGCTTTACAGAAGCATCTGACAACGACGAAAACCCTGAATCGGTTGCTAATGCTTGAATAATAAAAAATACAAGCAAAACTACAATCACTACAATAACAATTGTTTTGGCGTCCATTTATATAATATAACCAAAGAATATTTTCTATAATATAGGTGGATTTAAGCCATTATACATCGTATACATGTAATTAATTGTTTTTTTGCTTAATGTCTGTGTGAAATATATCACATTACATATACTTCCTCCCATATTTTCTTTCGAACCTGTTACAATTGTATCATAATACATGTAGGGTACAATATTTGGTTTTGTAGCAACCAATACATTGTTAATAAAAATATCAATTGTACTTCCAGAATAATTAACAACGATATGATTCCAGCGTTGTAATGGAATATCATCCGTCAAGTAAATTGTCTTCAGTGCTGTCTTTCCATCCAACATTTGAATTCGTAATTTATGTGCATACTGATTGTACTCGATCATTGGTTTATTACCATAATTTAAAATGGGGTAATATGCATTTGTGCTGCTGTCTGGATTCAAATAGACCCAACTACTTATGCTATAATCATATTGGAAGGTATCATTTTTATCTGAAACTTTATGCAATTCGTTAAAAGTTCCAATCGTCTCGGTTTTGTTCAGGCGTATTGGTTCACGCAATAATTGTTTACCATTTCGAATCGCGATTTTATACATGTAATTTTTGATTGCTCCGTAAAATACATAAGTTACAATAGCAATACCTTCTAAAAATAAAAGTATATACGCTTCTTTAGGTGCCGTTTTTAATTCTTTCGCAATAGCTGTGCCAACATACGATAAATAACAGGGTATATAAATAAATATGTTTTTGATTAATCTTAAAATCTTATTTGTTTTACTATCCTCGTCTGGTAAAATTTTATCTTTATATTTATAAAATGTCAATGATGATATAACAACACCTGAAATAATCAAAATCAACAATAAATGAGAGCTAAACTCGTAATTTTCTATACATAAGAATAATATTCCGTAAACCATTGCAGCAAACAATACAAATATACCTAACATCTTTCCAAAGCTATTCATTTGTGTTAATATGGAAACTGGTTCTCCTGTTTCTGGTTTGGATAATTCGTGAAGTGATAATAAGCTACCTAAGAATATAGCAGATGCTATCGCAATTGTACCCATGAATACTTGAGGATGATACTCTTCAAAAAACGGAATAGTTTTATTAATATCGAGAATGAACATTGTTGTTAAAAAAATAACTAACACATAAATATACCTCAATGGGTTCGCGTATGTCGTAAAAAAAACACCTACTTTTTCCATAAAAGATAATGTATTTGTACTCATATAC